CTTGGCTCAATGCTCATTGACGATAGCGTAGTAGTACCAGTCATGTCGGTGCTTAGCAGCGAAGACTTCTACGACTACGGCTATCGCTCAATCTTTGAGTCAATGGAATCACTAGTGAAGCAGCGACGTGCCGTTGATACGGTTACTGTTGCCGATGAACTAGGCAACAAGATCCTCACCATCGGTGGCAGCACGGTGCTTGGAGATCTGGTGCGGGACACCCCGACATCAGCCAACTGGGAATCGTATGCCGCCCTCATTGAGGAGTCGGCAGTAAGCCGTCGTCTCATTGAGGCGGCAGGAAAGATCGCAGAGATCGGGTATCAGGGGCTGTCCTCTGACGAGGCAGTAGACAAGGCGCAGGCAGAGATGTACCGCCTTGCCCGTACCCGTACCAACTCTACGTTCTTGGATCTGTCGCATGTCATTGGCTTGTCGTGGGATCACTATGACAAGGCGAAGGCTGGTGAGAACGACACCATCAAGTCGGGCATCATCCCGATGGACAAGTTGATTGGCGGATGGGGTAAGTCAGACCTCGTCATCGTCGCTGCTCGTCCGTCAGTAGGGAAGACGGCACTGGCTGTGAACCTAGCAACGAACGCTGCGGTACGCCAAGGCAAGTCGGTTGCGATCTTCTCTCTTGAGATGTCAAGCGAGCAGATCGGCACTCGTATCCTTGCGGATGCAGCGCACGTAGACATCAGTAAGATCCGTGCGGGTACGCTTACCCAGGCGGAGGAAGAGAAACTTACCGTGGCATCGGATGCGATTGCTCGTGCGAAGATCTATGTGGACGACTCGTCTGCGCTGACCCCGCTTGAGATCCGCAGCCGTTGCCGTCGGCTCAAGCAGGAGCAAGGGCTAGACATGGTGGTCATTGACTACATCCAGTTGCTGTCGGCTATCCGCCAGCAGAAGGATGCTAACCGTGTGATGGAGACATCGGAGATCAGCCGCAGTCTCAAGCAGATCGCACGGGAACTCAATGTGCCAGTCATTGCCCTGTCGCAACTCTCTCGCAACTCAGAGTATCGTGATAGCGGCGAGCCACGCCTCGCTGACCTACGAGATAGTGGTAGTATTGAGCAGGATGCCGACGTGGTGATCATGCTCTGGCGACCCAAGGAACAAGGCGATGAGTTCTACGACAATGTGAATGTCAAGGTAGCGAAGCATCGCAACGGTCCGATTGGTGACCTGCAGTTGGTCTTCCGCAAGGCGACCACCTCATTTACCAGCGGAGAACAGTAGGAGGAAACATGCGTACAGCAGGCGAACAGTTTGACGCTGTGCTCGCAGAGAAGTCCAAGGTTGGTCGTCCGTCCAAGGCGTTCTGGCGTGGCTCCCTTATGGGGGGCTGCCTCAGGGCGCACTGGTACGACAGCACTGGCGTGAAGGGGGAACCCTTTGACCAGAAGACATTGCGTATCTTTGAGCGCGGTCATGCCGTGTCCGAGTGGATCAGTAGTGTCTTTGCAGATGCGCCAGACATCCTTGGATACGAGACGGAAGTTCCAGTGGCTATGCCGTACTATGACTTTGCGGGAAACATTGACGCAGTAGTCACTTGGAAAGACGGCAAGCAAGAAGTATGGGAGTTCAAGTCTACTAAGGCGACAGCATTTAAGTGGCTGAAAGATTCAGCCAAGCCAGAGCACGCCACTCAAGCGGCGCTCTATGCCATTGCCCTAGAAGATGGAGACGGCATCACCCGTCCAGCCCGTGTCATTTACGTCAACGCCGACGACTTCTCCTTCAGGGAGTACATCGTCAGCGAAGAGGAGCGTGACCGTGCGTGGCGTACGTTGAAGGTAGCACGGCAGTTCAGGGATCAGGATCGTATGCCACCGCAACTACCCATCCCTGATGGGAAGACGGTAAGCACCCGATACCCATGCTCATACTGCAGGTTTAAGACAGTGTGTCGTGGATGATCGCGCTGCTCTTATCCGTATTCTTGCTGCTCACTCCTCACGGCGTGTTGAGCAAGGGCACGGCGACGTGGTATGGGAATACCAATCCCCACAGTCAGAAGTTCTGCTACGGAGGCTACAAGAATACCTGCAATCCCTACCTGAAGGGGGAGAAGGTATGGTACGCCGCAGTAGGATCATGGAAGTGGGGGAATAAACCATATAAGATCATGGTATGTAGGGCGGACGACACTACCCGTTGTGTAGTTGTGGTCGTCCGAGACTACTGCCTTGGTGCGGAAGCCGCCCTTCAGGGAAGGGGGAACCGCGCAGTAGACCTGTCACCTAAAGCATTCTTAACATTGGCTCCACTGAGAATCGGCGTAGTCCATGTTATAATCAAAGAGGTTAACTGGAATACTGAGGTAGGAATAGTATTAGTAACTAATAATAAATGGAGGAATCAATGAAGTCTATTCACACGAAACTCTCCGCCATCCTTAAGGCTGTCGGATACATTGAGAAGACGGGGACGAATGCTTCTCAGGGATACAAGTATGTTCAGGCTGCAGCAGTAGCCGACAAGATCCGCAATGAGTTCTCTGAGCGTGGCTTGACCATGCTTCCAGAGAACATGGTGGTCACCGAATCGGGGCTAACCCCTAGCGGCAAGCAGGCACTCGTCACCCTGCTCATCACATGGAAGATCACCGACGCAGAGAGTGGCGAGTCCGTCACTTTCCAGTCGGTTGGTTCTGGCTCAGACAGCACCGACAAGGCGGTCTACAAGGCGATGACTGGCGCACTTAAGTACGCCCTGCTCCTCGGCTTCCTGATCCCTACGGGTGATGACCCAGAGAACGAGAAGGCGGCAGACCCTGTCGTCACCGCTGCAAAGAAGATCTTTGCAGAGGATGCAGCACCGAAGGCAGCATCGGCTGACCTTTCGGACTTTGATTTCTAGGAGGTAACTATGCCAATGGTAGACGGTAAGAAGTTTCCATACACGAAGGCTGGCAAGGCAGCAGCAGCGAAGGCGAAGGCTAAGACTCCTGTCAAGGGCAAGCCTAATTCGTTTGCTTTGTTTCTTGCCAAGGTAAAGGGAAAGAAGAAGTCAGCACCTAAGAAGAAGTAAGGAGGAATCATGGCAGATCGCATTGATATCTGGCTGTCCGACAAGAAGCCACCAGTTCGCAAGACGACCAAGAATGGCACGCCAATCTTGGAGTTCTACGGCACATGGCAGACCGAGGGCTACGACGCGTGGCTCTCTAACAGCAAGCAGGGCGAAGCCCCTAGCCGCTACTGCTACGTGAACGTCACCGTGTTTGACCTTGGTCTTGCTGACCACGTTGAGAAGGTATACGCCAAGGCGATGTCTATTGCCGAGGGCGACCCCCGACCAACCGCACACTTGATTGGCAAGTGGCGAGCAGGCGGCAGCCGCACGGTAGAGGGTAAGACTTACGCAGACTTTACCGCCAACGAGGTATCGCCTCTGGTGTTTGGTCCGCTGAAGAAGGTATAGCGTGGATGCACGAGGCGGTCGTCTCAACCGCAAGCGCGGGATCTCCTTTGAGAGGGAGGTGGCAGGTATCGTCGGAGGCAAACGGACAGGGATGTTCGGGGGTAAAGACGATGTCACGAGCGACCGTCTCGTCATCCAATGTAAAGTGGGAACCGCGTTTCCTGAACGAATCTACGGGTGGCTCAGCACTATCCCTACCGTGGCGGGGCGGAGCAGGGCTGTTGTTATCGGAGATTCGCCTGGCGCGGGAACCAAGCGAAGAATCCTCATCACGATGGAACTCGCGGATTTTCTGGATTATATGGGAGGGAAGACCGATGGCAATTCGTAAAGCACAAGTGGAGGACATGCTCCCCCACTGGTTGTACTCACTCAAGTACGCTTACGCAGTAATGCGGGAGAGCGTTGGGCTACAGGGGGAACCTGATCCAACGAACCCCGTAGAAGTAGAGTTGATGAAGAAGGCAGCAGACGTTGCCCTCGCCATCACGGGAAAGGTGAAGTTCTAATGGCAACTAACGAAGAGGAGTTGGCTCCGCAGCCAACGTTCCTAGAGCGACTCAACGTTAAGGCTGTTCGTGCAGTACGCGACTATGCTGTTCCACTTGGAGCACTAGCCGCTGGACTCGTGACCAACCTAGTACCTCAGCCATTCACGGCAGTTGCTGTGATCTTTGTGGTACTGGCAGTGCTTGAATATGAGCGTTGAACTTAGCCCACTCGCAGCGCACGGCGCAGCGGCACGGGTAGCACTAGCGAAGATGGATATGTTTGTTGGTAATGCGAAGACCGACGAAGAGTACAGAGCCGCCGTAGTCAAAATGGTTACGGAAGGGTTAGTGCCCAACGACATGGTTGGCGCACTGCTAATGGGCGTAGAGCATGCCGCAGATATCCTGCGGAATGAGATGCGCCTAACAAGCAAGGAGGACTGAGATGTCCAACGCACTTACGCGACAGGTGATTGCTCTCAAGGAAGAGGGCAAGTCGTACACGGCAATCGGTAAGGTTGTCGGTATGAGCAAGGACGCAGTGCAGAAGATGTACAAGCGTTACCTTGAGGGTGATGACTTTGAGGGGAAGGCTGTCAAGCAGCCTGAGCGCAAGGGATATCACACCAAGTCTCCAGAGGGATACATCGGACCGACGATTGCGTTCTACGACATTGAGACGACGTACTCCGCTTGGAGCCGCATCCTCTCCGTGTGTATCGTAGACGGCTTCGGCAACTTGGAGATCTTCCGACTGGACGATCCTAAGTACAAGGGAACTTCGTGGACTGACGACTCAGTCCTCGTGAAGGCAGTCAAAGAAAGCCTCCAGTCCTACGACATCGTCGTCGGTTGGAACAGCATGCTCTTTGACCTACCGATCATCAACGCTCGCCTTGTGGCAGCGGGTGAGGATCCTTGTAGCCCAGTCATGCACGTTGACTTGATGTACAAGGCTACTGGCTCGGCAGTACGAGTCGGACGCAAGAGTCTGGACAATGTGTCCAAGTACTTCGGCGTAGAAACGAAGAAGACCCCGCTTGATCCGCGCATCTGGGATCGCGCTGACCACGGGGATAAGGGCGCGTATGAGTTGATCATTGAGCACAACATTGCGGATGTCTTCGTGACCCGTGATGTCTACGGCAAGTTGAAGCGCCTCATCCGCAACATGCACCGAGGTGGTTGATATGCAGGAAGTTATTAATGTTCTCGCTCCAGTTCTCGCTACGG